CGTTGTTAGATGACATTTTAAGCAGGCAGGAGTGCAACCATGAACAATGCACCTGTTGATGGCGTAATCCTTTTTATTGTCCTGAGCCTATTCATTGCTGTAGTTGCAATGGCGCTAGGAGTCCGATAAGTTACGCAAGTGAGAAAATCTCACATCTTCACTAGGGAAACATAAGTACCTAGTAGAGTGCTGGACACAGCCCACATTCTTACGAGTGTGGGTTTTGTTCGCTCATTAGGAAGGCAATCCTATGAATGTGCATTTTAGTTCTAAAACAGATGACTGGGCTACACCGCAAAAAGTATTTGATTACTGGAATGAAATTTATGATTTTGATTTAGACCCTGCGGCTAGTAGCACAAACCACAAAGCCCCCAATTGGTACGGTTTAGATCACCCTGATGAAAACCGCAGAAATGGATTGATTACTAATTGGGAAGGCAAGCGCGTTTGGCTTAATCCTCCTTATGGGCGAACCATTGGGCTATGGGTTGAAAAGGCTTACAAACATGCGGGGGGGGGAAACACGGTAATTCTATTGCTTCCTGCTCGTACTGATACTCAGTGGTTTCATAATTATTGCATTGAGCATGAGATTGAATTTTTGAAAGGCAGATTAAAGTTTGGTAACGCTACCAACTCAGCACCATTTCCTTCCATGATTGTAAAGATGCTCAACTTGCAGGAAACTTTTTGAAACATTAACATCAACACATTATGGTAGAAATTACGCAAGAGTTAGTAGAAAAAGAAGCAACCATAATTGAGTTGCGCCATGAAGGTTATGTGTGGCGTGAGATAGCAACTATGGTGGACATGAGCATTGCAGGAGTCGTTAAGGCTTACAAGCGAGCGCTGATGCGTCACCCTGTTGCGGCTATTGAGGAACACCGTGAACTGGAACTGGATCGCTTAGATAGTTTACAGCGCACCTACTGGCAACCTGCGGTGGCTGGCAATCTCAGAGCGGCAGATTTTGTGTTACGCGTAATTGATAAACGCGCAAAGTTATTAGGACTAGACGCGCCAATAAAGGTTCAAGCAGAGGTGGTTACTTATGACGGATCAGACCTGGACGCAGAAGTTGAGCGAGTCGCAAGACTCATTGAGGCAGGAACAATCTCAGCCGCTATTGACATTCCAACCATCACTGAACTCACGGATCAAGGCAAGCCGTTGGGTGTGGAAGAACAAACTGGCTCGGAAGGAACAACTACCGCCTGAAGGTGATTGGAACATTTGGCTTGCAATGGCAGGCCGTGGATTTGGCAAAACAAGATTAGGCGCAGAAGAAATAGCCTGGCAAGCAATCATTCAACCCGCTACGCGTTGGGCTGTTGTTGCTCCTACTTTCTCTGATGCTAGAGATACATGCGCTGAAGGTGAGTCAGGCATTGTTGCCATACTTCAGCGGTATCACATGATGGAGAACTACAACCGCTCCATTGGTGAGATCCTGCTCAAGAACGGTAGCCGCATCAAACTATTTTCCGCAGATAACCCTGAGCGTTTCCGTGGCCCACAGCATCATGGCGCTTGGTGTGATGAATTAGGTGCATGGCGTTATCAAGATACATGGGATCAGTTGCAGTTTGGTTTGCGCCTGGGCAAAAAGCCACGGGTTATTGTTACCACCACACCACGATCTACAGCCCTGTTACGCATGCTTGCAGGCCGTACAGATGGCTCTGTAGTCATTACTAGGGGAAGCACATTTGATAACGCGGCAAACCTAGCCCCTAGCGCATTGATGGAATTACAAGCCCGTTACAACGGTACAAGACTTGGTAGGCAAGAACTCTATGGAGAAATCCTTGATGATGTTGAAGGCGCATTGTGGACTAGAGGTTTGATTGACCGTAGCCGCATTGAAAAAGCCCCACCAATGGCAAGGATTGTTGTAAGCGTTGATCCTGCGGTAACAAATAGCGAGCGCTCAGATGAAACAGGAATTATTGTGTGTGGATCTACCTCAGATGGACAAGGTTATGTCCTGGGAGATTACTCATTTAGAGGTTCACCGTTGCAATGGGCAAATAAAACCGTAGAACTATTTGATGCTTACAAAGCAGATGCAGTGTTGGTTGAAGTAAACCAGGGCGGTGACATGGTGGGTGCAGTGCTAAAACAAGTGCGCCCAACATTACCGATTAGAGAAATCAGAGCGCATGTTGGTAAGAAGTTGCGAGCAGAGCCAGTAGCGGCAATGTATGAGCAGGGCCGTATTCACCACATTGGGGAATTTCCTGAACTAGAAGATCAGATGTGTACTTGGACTACAGATGAAGCGAACTCACCTGACCGCATTGATGCAATGGTTCAGGGTTTTAGCGATCTATTAGGAAAAGTTACGGTTAGTAATTACTTTAATGCAATTGCTAATCATTGCCCTAAGTGTGGCTTGCCAATGCCTAAATCATTTACACATTGTTCAGCATGCAATACCGCTATGATTGCCCCAAAGTCTGAGGTGGCACAAGGAGCATAATGGCTGACAATTACAACACAATAATTGATCAAGGCTCTGACTGGTATCGCAACTTTCTTTACACACAGCCTGCAACTATTACAAATGCAGTTGGAAATGGCACAACGGTTACATTCACCGCAGATAACGGATTTAGTGCAGGACAAACAGTTTACATTGAAGGCATTTTGCCTAGCCAATACAACTTAGGCAATGTAACAATTGTTTCACGCACAACAACGCAGTTCACAGTTACTAATTCTGCAACTGGCTTGTACTTACAAGGCGGTACAGCGTTAAGCGCAGTTGATCTGACTAACTACACAGCCCGTATGCAATTGCGCTCGCTACCTAATGATCCAATTGCAGTTTTAACGCTTGATACAACAACAGGCATTACAATTGATGGCCCTAGTGGAACTATTGCAGTACATGCAACAGCGGCACAAACAGGCGCAGTAATTGCTGGCCCGTATTACTATGACCTAGAGATAACATCATCTACCAATGTGAGAACACGCATTGTTCAAGGTGAGATCAATGTAAATGCAGAGGTGACAAGATGACATACAACCCAAACAGTTTTCTCAACAATCCAAATCCTGCGGGAACTCCTAATGTCATTGTTGTAACACCTGGCCCTGTTGGACAACAAGGTGTGCAAGGTGTGCAAGGTATTTCAGGTTCTTTTTCTGCACAAGGCGTTCAAGGTACACAAGGTTTACAAGGCGGCGGCTTTGATCAAGCACAAGGCACACAAGGTTTAATTGGCGCACAAGGTTTAGACGGTATTCAAGGTTTTGATGGAGCGCAAGGTACAACTGGTACTCAAGGCATTACTGGTTCACAAGGCATTGAAGGAATACAAGGCGCAACTGGTACACAAGGTTTTGATGGTGTGCAAGGCAGTGAAGGCTTACAAGGTGTACAAGGTCTTGAGGGTATTCAAGGCATGGAAGGCGTACAGGGAACAACTGGCGCACAAGGAATTGAGGGTGCGCAAGGTGTAGAAGGCGCACAAGGTTTAATTGGTATTCAAGGTTTAGATGGTGTGCAAGGTTTTGATGGCACACAAGGAATTCAAGGTTTAGATGGTTTGCAAGGCGCACAAGGCACTGATGGAATTCAGGGTTTTGATGGTGTACAAGGTTTTAGCGGAGCGCAGGGAACTGACGGCGTACAAGGATTGCAGGGCTTTGACGGCGCTCAAGGATTAGATGGCGTACAAGGAGCAAACGGTGCGCAAGGTACAGATGGTGCGCAGGGATTAACTGGTTCTCAAGGAATTGATGGATCTCAAGGGCTTGAAGGTGCGCAAGGGCTTGTTGGCGCGCAAGGCATTGATGGCGCACAAGGTATAGAAGGTGCGCAGGGGCTTGAAGGTGCGCAGGGGCTTATTGGAATTCAAGGAACTGATGGAGCGCAAGGATTTACTGGCGCGCAAGGTTTAGATGGAACTCAAGGTACTGATGGCGCTCAGGGCATTGAAGGCATGCAAGGAATTCAGGGAATTGATGGCTTGCAAGGGCTTGAAGGCGCACAAGGAACTAACGGTATTCAAGGACATGATGGTTCTCAAGGACTTAGCGGTATTCAGGGAACAACTGGCGCTCAAGGTTTAATTGGCGCGCAGGGTACTGAAGGTGTGCAAGGTACTGAAGGTTTACAGGGATTAGAAGGCGCTCAAGGAACACAGGGAATTCAAAGTGCTATTGGCGCGCAAGGAACTACAGGTTTGCAAGGCGTTGAGGGTGCGCAAGGTGTAACTGGTATTCAAGGCACAACTGGATCACAGGGAATTGAGGGTATTCAGGGTGCAGAAGGAGCGCAAGGAACACAAGGCGTTCAAGGTGAAATTGGTAGCCAGGGTGTTCAAGGCTTAGATGGTACACAAGGCGTACAAGGTATTACTGGTGCAAGCGGTACATCATCTTCTATTTTTGATTATCTAGCAAGAACCAACTCACAAACACCACCACCTAATGCTGGTGACATTAAATGGAATAACGCGGTACAAATTCTTGCTACAAACATTTATGTATCTCATTTAACAGATGCAAATGTGGACATTGATGTTTTGTTAGCAAACATTAAAAACGGTGACATTTTCTTTGTTCAAGATAGAAATAACTCTACTAACTACCAAGAATGGGAAGTAAACGGCACACCAACAACTGTTGCTAATAGTTATTGGACTTTCCCTGCAACACTTTTGTCATCAGGTGGAACAGGTACAACAGGATTTGCAAATGGCCACCCAATTTCTCTTATTACGCAGAGCGTTGGCGTTCAAGGAACTACAGGTGCGCAGGGAACTGTTGGCGCGCAAGGAACAACAGGTTTGCAAGGCTTTCAGGGAACTGAAGGTTTACAGGGTACAACTGGAACTCAAGGATTAGTTGGCGCTCAAGGTCAGACTGGAACACAGGGCATTGAAGGCTTGCAAGGGCTTGAAGGTTCTCAAGGCTTTACTGGAATTCAAGGTGAAACAGGTTCTCAAGGATTAAACGGAATTCAGGGAATACGCGGAACTCAAGGCTTAGAGGGCTTACAAGGTTTTGAAGGAACTCAGGGAACTGACGGAACTCAAG